TCAGTCAGACAAGAATAACCTTGCTGCATTACGCCAGCAAGATGTTGTCTCACAGAGTGCGATTACTCCAGACAGAGCAGAAGATTTTGAACTGCGTATGAACAATGCTTCAAGCGCAGATGAATTAATCTCAATGCTCCGTTCGCAGCAGTAAACAATCCGTTCATAGTCAATAGGAGACTTAAACAATGTCTAACGCATATACAGATACCTCCAGCACCTCGCTCGGCGGTACAGTAGGTGGCGCTGGTCTAGTCCAGAAGGCGTATGACCGCCTTCTTGAGTTCGCTCTCCGCGCAGAACCACTAATTCGTTCAGTCGCAGATAAGCGCCCAGCACGCCAAGCAATGCCTGGTCAAACCGTAGTTCTACAGAAGTACGTAGACCTTGATGCTGTAACCAGCACACTAACAGAGACAACTGACCCAGATGCAGTTGCTCTAACAACACCAACATCAGTAACTGTAACTCTTAACGAATACGGTAACGCAGTTCTTGTAACTCGTGCACTTGAGTTATTCTCACTTGCAGATGTTGACCCAGCAATCGCTAACATCATTGCCTTCAACCTAGCAGATTCAATTGACCAGGTTGCAATGACTACCCTACGTTCAGGTTCAAACAACCTTTACTCAGGTTCAGCAACAACAGTTGCTACAGTTGCAGCATCAGACACAATTGATTCAGCAGACATCCGCAAGGTTGTTGCTAAGTTACGTTCTAACAAGGCGACCTACCGTCGCGGTTCAGAATACTGGGCAGGTATCCACCCAGAAGTTTCACACGACCTTCGTGCAGAAACAGGAAATATGGGCTGGAACTTCGTTCACGCACAGACTTCTCCATCAGTAGATAAGATTTGGGCTGGCGAAATTGGCACATATGAAGGTGCTTTCTTCGTAGAATCTCCACGTCTTTACAATGCTAAGTCAGGTGCAGACCAGACAGCACTTGCAACCACAACAGCAACTGTTGCTGGTGCATCTGCAGGTTTCACACTAGGTGTTGCATCATCTTCTGTTATCGCATCTCGCGCAGAAGTTGGCGACAAGATTTCAGGAACAGGTATCGCTTCAGGCGCTAAGATTTCTGCTATCTCAACATCAGGTTCAACAACCACAATCACAGTAGACACCGCTAACACAGGCGCTGTTACTGTTTCAACAACCATCACTGTAACTCCAGTAACTCGTGTATTCAACACAATCGTTGCTGGACAACAGGCTATGGCTGAAGCAGTTGCAGAAGAGCCACACATTGTTATCGGTAACGTAACAGATAAGTTGATGCGCTTCCGCCCAATGGGTTGGTACGGCGTACTTGGCTTCGCTGTATACCGTGACGAGGCTCTATACCGAATCACTTCAGGTTCATCAATCGCTGCTAAGTAGTTGATTGACTGTAGGGCTTGGACAAAGTGCCAAGCCTTATGGTCGGTTCACTAAGGAGGAACTATGACTGACTGGACATTTGTAACACCTACAGTTCTTGAAGGACCTATTGGTGGCAATGCCCGTTTATGGGAGTTCTACCGACAGGACAGAGGTATAACAATTGTTATGCAACTTAATGGAACTTACAGACAAATTCGTTATCCAACCGACGATACTTTGGATACTTACCCACAAGTTTATCGTGGTGGATATAACTACACAGTAGACGATACAACTAAAGCAGCACTAATTGCGGGGGGCGTAGGTGTTACAGAATCAAACTTCACAGCACAGTAGCCATATAAGTAAGGTTCTTGAATGGGGCTTTGATGAGCACCATAACTTCAAGCCATCACTATATGGCTGTGTCTTATGTGATGCTACTTCAGATACTCCATTCAAGGATGAAGAAGAGATTGAGTATGACCACATTGATTGTGGCGAAGATTGCTTTGGATGCAAAGTTAGAACACTAGAACTTAATACTGGTGATGCTAACAGCAAAAAGAATATGAGTAATAAAAAGTTCAACAAAGAACTTGATGCCTACAAGGATGCTCGTAAGCAAGGCATACAACCTGGCGGAACTTCTATGGCAAAGATAGAAGCAGCGGTAACGGCTTCCGAAAGATTGGGTAAAGCCTATGACGGCAACTCAATGCCTTCGGCAGAAAAGATAACACCAACACTAGCAAAAACAATGAGAGAACTAGGAGCATAGTATGTCTATGAAGGGCGAAAAGTATTCATCTAAGATGAAGATGAAGAAGCACGAAAAGATGGAAGGCAAGAAAGAAAAGATGATGGAATACGGCAAGAAGAAAGCCGTAAAGAAGATGGCTATGAAGAAGATGGGGAAGAAGAAGTAATGGCTACCAAGAAGAAGTGTAAGAAGTGCGGCAAGATGAAGTGCAAGTGCTAATATGAAAAAGACTAAAGGCGCTAAGAAAGTTGCTAAGGTTATGAAGGAATTCAAATCTGGCACACTTCATTCAGGCAAAAAGGGACCAGTAGTAAAGTCAAAGAAGCAAGCAGTTGCTATCGCACTAAGCGAAGCAGGAATGGCTAAGAAGAAAAAGAAATGAAAAAAGACCCACGACTAGAGCGAGCAGGAGTGTCTGGTTACAATAAGCCAAAGCGCACACCTAAGCACCCAACTAAGTCACACGTTGTTGTGGCTAAAGAGGGCGACAAGGTTAAGACTATTCGCTTTGGTCAACAGGGTGTAACTGGGGACAAACAACCAACAGCAAGACAGAAATCATTTAAGGCACGCCACAAGGCAAACATTGCTAAAGGCAAGATGAGCGCAGCCTACTGGGCAGATAAGGTGAAGTGGTGAAGAAGAAAGCATTTTGGGATAAGAAGAATCCTAACAAGAAGTCTAAGCCACTTACTCCAGCACAGAAGACTGCTGCCAAGAAGCGTGCAAAGGCTGCGGGTAGACCTTACCCAAATCTAGTAGACAATGCAGCAGTTAAGAGAAAGGCTAAGTAATGGCAGGTGAAGCAGGTAGCACATTTACTGACGAATTAAATCGTCTTGCCAATGGTGGCGCAAGTTATCCAGGTCTAGCCTCTTATCTTGCAGATACTGGCGCAGCAAATGAATGGGCTGGCACAACAGGCAAGGCTCTACTTGGTGCTCTTAACTACAAGGCAGACCCAACACGTCAGCCTGATGAGTACAAGGGCTTAGGAGCAGTTTGCAACGAACTAGCAGGGACCACAGATTTATCACCAGTTGACGCATTAAGGAGCATCACTTCGTGACTAGCACACTCTCAAATCTTATTGATGAAGTTCTCATCAATCTCTCAGGTTACACATACCAGCAGGAACGCTCTACTTACCTGACCCAGGCTGTAACCACACTTACATCTCCATCATCTAGCCCTACCATTCTTAGCGTTGGTTCAACCGACAATATCGGTAAAGGAGTTCTAGAAATTGATGAAGAACTTATTTGGGTTGATTCTTTTGACCGCGTTGCTAACACTGCAACTATCGCTCCTTATGGTCGCGGATACTTGGGTACTACTGCAACTACTCACGCAGTAGATGCTAAGGTAACAGTATCTCCAATCTTCCCACGCTACTCAGTTAAAAAAGCAATCAACGACACTATCCGTGCTATGGGTACTCAGTTGATGGCAGTAAAGAATACGACCTTTACCTACAATGCAGCGGTAAATACTTATGGCTTTAACAATCTAAATATTGACCGAATCTTACGTATGGACTGGCAGAATGTTGGACCTAGCGAAGAGTGGATTCCACTACGCCGTTGGGATATTGACGCTCAAGCAGATGAAACTGTATGGGGTTCTGGTGCTCAGACTGTTACAATTGGTGACTACGTAACAGCGGGACGAACAGTAAAGGTTACTTACATTACACAGCCAGAAGTATTGGTAAATAGTTCAGATGTATATGAAACAGTAACTGGTTTACCATCATCATCTAAGGACGTTACAGTTCTTGGTGCTTCATACCGACTTCTATCATTCCTTGACCCAGCCCGTGCTGGTCAGATTAGCCCACAGGCTGACGAGACAGATGGTAAGCGTCCTTATGGCGCAAGTGCCTCTGCAACAAAACAACTTTATGCACTTTATACAACCCGCTTGCGCGAAGAAATTATGGCGCAACAGGGACAATATCCACCACGAGTTCACTACAGCCGATAGGAACCTGAATGACTACACGTAAATACTCATCTCGCTCACAGCAAACAACACTAACTGGAGCAATCACCTCTGGTGCTACATCTATGACTGTAGTATCAGGTACTGCGCTGTTAGGCGGTGTAACAATCCCTGCAGGTACTACCTTTACTTTGGTAATTGACGTAGATACCGCGCTTGAAGAAATCATTGATGCTACCGCCGTATCCACTAATACCTTTACCATCACTCGTGCAATAGACGGTTCGTCTGCTCAAGACCACTCAGCGGGTGCTGTCGTGCGTCATATGGCAATTGGTCGTGACTATCGTGATGCTAATCTACATACTGAAGCATCTGCTTACTACAATGATGGTAGTGGCTCAGGTCACACAATGCACGGCATTGGCTCAGGCGAAGGTGACGTAGTAGGTACACTTAAGACACAAACTCTTACAAACAAAACTTTAACAGCACCGACAATTTCAGACCCAACAATTACTGGCACAGCATCTGCTGGCGCAGTATTGGTATTTGAAGGTGCGACTGCTGATGCTTATGAAACTACGCTAACTGTAGTTGACCCAACTCAAGATAATACAGTTACTATCCCAAATACAACTGGTACTGTAGTTCTTGACTCAGCAACTCAGACTTTAACTAATAAGACTTTAACTAGCCCTACCATCTCAGGCAGCCCAGTCATCACTGGTCTTTCATCTGTTGGTATGGTTACAACTTCTGCAACTCCTAAGAGTTATGTAGATAGCATTCTTGGAAGCGCAACAGCAGCAGCAACATCTGCAGCATCTGCCGCTACAAGTGCAAGTAGCGCAGCAACCTCTGCTTCTAGTGCTGCCACCTCTGCTACTGCTTCTGCAACCTCAGCAAGCGCTTCGGCTACTTCGGCTAGTGCAGCAGCAACTTCAGCAACAAGTGCAGCAGCATCTGCAACTGCAGCATCTACATCTGCTTCTAGTGCAGCAACTAGTGCTACATCAGCACAGGCTTGGGCTATTCAATTAGTAACTCCAGTATCAGGTACTGACTACTCTGCAAAATACAATGCTAACTTAGCAGCCACATCAGCCTCATCTGCTGCAACCTCTGCATCTTCTGCGGCAACCAGCGCTTCTAGCGCTGCAACGTCTGCAACAAGCGCTGCTAACTCAGCAACTGCTTCGGCTACATCAGCATCTGCTGCAGCAACCTCTGCTACATCTGCTGCTGCTAGCGCTACTGCTGCAGCGACAAGTGCTACCAGTGCTGCTGCATCTGCTACCGCTGCTGCTACTTCTGCAACAAGTGCTGCTGCTTCAGCAACTGCTGCTGCAGGTTATGTAGTTCCTAGCCAGACTGGTAATGCTGGTAAGTTTTTAGCAACTGACGGCACTGCAGTATCTTGGTCTAATAGCGCAACATCATTTATTCCAACTGGCTCAACAATTCCTGCTAATGGTATGTATCTACCCGCTGCTAATGCCCTTGGATTTGCAACTAATTCAACAGAACGTATGCGAATTGATAGCAACGGTAATGTTGGTATTGGCACAACACCATTTACTCAATATAGTTTTTTATTAGGCAAAAATATTACTGGTGGAGTAACATCTTATGGATTTTCAAATCAAGGAGTAATTCAATCTGATGTTACAACTGAAACAAGATTGTTTCAAACAGTAGCGCAAACTCAGGCAGCAACATTCACTCTTCCAATAATACGTCATTATCTTGCTTCACAAGGAACATTTGGACTCAATTCAACTGTTACAGACCAATATGGTTTTTATGCTGGTGCGACACTTACTGGTGCGTCTAATAATTTTGGATTTTATGGTGCTATTGCATCAGGCACTAATCGTTGGAATTTTTATGCAGGTGGCACAGCAGCAAATTACTTTGCTGGTCAAACCACCGTCGGCTCAACTTCACTTACTCTTGGAAGCGTTTCCGTTGCTCAACAGTTTGGTGTAGTATCAACCACTGCAACAAATGTTGGTATGGTTATTCGTGGTGCTGCTTCTCAAACAGGTGATTTAACTCAATGGCAAAATAGCGCTGGAACATTATTGGCAAACGTTAGTTCTGCTGGTTTATTTTGGCTTGGCGATAATACTGCACTTGCTGGAAGAACTCCATTAAATGCAGTAATGAGTACCAATACAGGTGTTGGTGATTCTTTAATCTTACGTAAATCTGTTGATGGAACAAACTCTACAAACTTTAGTTTGGCTCGCTCAAGAGGAACCAATGCTAGCCCTACCGCTTTAACAAGTGGAGATAGTATTGGTTCTGTTGCATTTCACGCATATGATGGAACAACATATTTACAAGTAGGTCAAATTTTATGTACAGTAGATGGCACATCGGGTACAAGCGATATGCCTACAAGACTTACCTTCTTAACAACTGCTGATGGTGCTGCAAGCGGTACTGAACGTATGCGTATTGATAGTTCAGGTAACGTTGGTATTGGTACAACAAGCCCAACAGCCTTATCAAACTATGGTTCATTAACATTAAATGGAACAACTGGTTCCCTTCTTTCACATATGCTAAATGGAACAGAAAACTTTAGAATTCAAACTTATAGTGGATTTACTGTTTTCAATGAAATTGTTAGCGGCGGTCTTGCTTTTAATACTAATAATACTGAACGTATGCGTATTGACTCATCAGGCAATACGACCATCAACTCTATTGCAGCAGGTACTACATCTACTGC